GTCTACATTCATGTCTCCTCATCCCCTTCCTTTGGCATGTACGGTGGTCTTTCAAAGTGCTCTACGTTTTTCCCAGAGAAGATCAAACAACTCTCTTCTGCTGTTCCCATTATGGATAGAGTCCTCGTCTCCTCGTTCAGGAAAATAAGGAGCTTCATGTGGTCACCCACATCTGCTGTGATTGCAATGTGTTCGCCGAAAGATTTGGCGACGGCAGCAACCATATCAGTTTCACTGGGGTGACAGTAAAGCAGGAACGGTACTTGCAACGGTCGCCCACCATCGGGCGGTCCTGCATAAACAGTGGAAGTGAGCAGCATTAGTAGAATCAGGAGGTGTTTCATATTATATCCTATAGGTTAGCGTCTGTCAAACGGGTCAGTTATTTCCTGCATCTCAACTGCCTCGATGACCTGGAGAATTTGCTCGGCTTTTCGGTTCTGGCTGTTGGCAAAGGCCCACTTCATTTTGCCTTTAAGTTCGGCTAGGTCTTTCTTCATATTCTTATTGGCTATATACCTGTTCTTGTGAAGGTCTACATCGTACACTACACCACCACTGAAGAAGCGCAGCCACCTGGCTATTTCCTGTGCATCCATCGCTGACTCTCGTTCAGCACCCAACCCACCATAGGCGGCGGTCGATGTGATAATGCCTGTCTCCGGGTCTTGCATTCTCTCACCAAACATACCGAGAGGATTGACTCTATTGATTTCAGTAAGAGGCACAATGATCTGGGATAGATGCCAAAGTCTGGCGGGTAGGTTTACGCCAAGGAAGTCCTTCGACTCATTGGGAAGACCAACGATAGGTTTCTTTCTAAAGGAATCGTAGTTAGCGATCTGTTCAAATGGCACCTAATTAAAGGCGAGGCCATCTCGGCGATTAATGCCTTAGGTTTGACGAAGCGTTGGAGGTCGGCAAACGGTACGACATTTAGCATGGTGAACGCCTTGATGACCCCGTTAGTTTCCTTTCCTAGAAACACCGGCATCCTGTCACCCCAGAACTCACCATAGTCTGAGACATCGAGGTCACCGGCATCATGCTCGAACTGCTCGATGGCAAGGTGTAGTTTCTCCGCACGTTGCGGGTTCTTAACTAATGATCGTAGTTGGGCAGGTATGTTCTTCCTTGTCCATGTATAAAACGGCATCGCTCTCTTGAGAACATCGCGCTCAAACTTGGAGACATCAGAGTAATCAAAAAGAGAAGCCTTGACTTCATGGCCTGCTATATCCATGATCATATCATCTCTAGTTATGGGTACTCTACGTTGACGTAATACCCCAATATCATCAGTCTCCGTAATAGTTTTGAAGTGGTCGCGCCACTGGTTTAAGGCTACCTTCGATCCATCTGGGGCAGTCCACTCGTACTTACCTGGGTTCTTCTTTATCTTGGCCAGGGTATCCATAAACACAGCATAGCGTGCGTTACCTTCCAAGGTGCCGCCAACAAGAAAGCCGGCCTTAACAGCCGGGTTCTCTGGCCCAAGCGTTCTCGACAACTTGCTGCCCACGCCTGCCGCAGCCTGCATTGCTCTCTTGGTATCTCTGATAGAGTCAGCAGTATAATGGCCTGCACTAATGCCTCTTTCTAACGCACCTTCGACTATCTGCTCCATCGTGTAACCAGTACCCTCAAAGTTGGGTGCGGTCCACAGCCTGTCGTTTACCCGCTTTGGTATCTTTTCAAACTGGAGGCGCAGTCCTTTCAGGTTATCCATGACCTCGTTTCTTTTGGCGTTACTACCACCGAACCTTGCATAATATTGCAGCTTGGCGGCAGCAGTGAATAACCTTGCAGCCTGGAGGGGGTTTTCGCCAAGGCCGGTGACATTGTAAGCATTGAGCATATTACCTACTACGTTGCGTGTATGGTAGGCCGGACGTACGCCAAGAGTCCATGCCTTCCATGAATCCTGTATGTTGTCGTAGAACTTGAGGAAGTTAGATAGTTGTTTCTCGCCTCGTACATCACCGGCCATCATGGAGATGTGGTCCTCGATCTGGCGTGCCACTTGTTTGGGCGCGACAAACATAGCAGTCTCGTCTTCCTTCATAGTCCTACGAGCAGCATCAGCTAAGTTCTTTACTTCTTTGTATGCGCCAGGAAGTTTCGCCATCTCCGAGTCGGAATAGCGCATCCTGCTAAACCTACCCAATCCCCTCAGCCTGAGTTGTTCAGTCCATACTCTAACCCATTCATTATCAAGAATATCATCAGAGACAGCCGTATCTCGGATACCCTCTACCTTCCTGTGTATCTTATAGAACTCATCGGACTCATCAATGGGTTTCCAAAGATACTGCTCATTCCTTCCCCAACCTTTATAATCTGGATTGAGAGAACGCACAAGGAGTTGCTCGTCCTTGCCTGCTGTTCCGGGTACGCGCTTGATCCATCTGCCTATACCTTTCTCTCCTTTTATCATTCCCAAATCATGGGCATCGGCTAGGGCTTCGTCCTGGATGTGGCTCCATGGGATGCTTCCTTCCTCCCACGTTCTAGTGGCAGGGTCCCACCTCTTGTATTCACCCGAAGCTCTCAGAGTATCCTCTGCGTTACGCAGCATCTGGTTGGTTACCATCGGACCGACAGCTCTGGAACCATCAGTTATCTCATCGATGAACCACTTCCTCTGGAGAGCCAGGTTCTGCCTGGACCATCTGGTTCCCAGTGCCATGACTGGCGATTCCTCAAAGAACTGAAACTTGTATGCCAGTTCGGCAGGATTTGGGCTGCCCATCGCATTAGCCATAGCTTTGTTAGCTTGGGTAACGGATGCCTCTGGCATAAACTCTCTTGGTCCTCTATAGCCTGCCTTATACATGGGCTGACCAAACTCATCAACACCTTCGATGAAAGGAGTCTTGCCTTTCTCTAACAGCTTACGGCCTTCGTCGGTGATGACTCTTGGGAAGTATCCTCTGTGCGTCACCTCGTCGAACGGCATACCGAAGGCGGCTGATTCGTCGGCCCATTGTTTTATATGGCCTTCCCACTTTTTTAACAACGCAAGACCTTCCTGGCCCAAAGTGTTTTCCACTTCTTCTCCTATTTCTACCAGGACAGGCGGTGGCTTCGGCTGTCCCGCTTGCAAAGGCCCAACAAAGTCTTTCGTGACATCGCGCTGCCGCTCAATGGTGTCTCTGAATATCCTTTCCAACCTGGGTATTGACATCCCTACCTGCGGTGCTCTCCTCTTAAAGAAGTCACTCAACTCAGGCAACTCTCTCGCAAGAACAGCCTCTCTCTCACGCAAGATTTTCAGACTCTCTGCTGATTCTCCTTTGACTGCACGGCCTGGGCCAACAGGTACGTTCATCATCCTCGCTAGGTCAGGCAGGCCAATATCGGACTCACCAAACTTCAGGTCCATAGCCCAGTCCTTGCTCTTCTGTAGAGCATCAACAACAGAGCGTGGGGTGTGCGCCTTGATCGCTTTGCCTGCTGCTCCTACGGCAGCGGGTGCGTACCATGTAAGAGGATCAGTAGCCACATCTCCTGCAAACCCGAGGATTCCTTTGGTCAGCGGGTCTAGGTTCTCAGGCAGGAAGTCCTGTGTCCTGACCTCATCCTCTCCCATCCAACCTCTCTCCAGACCTGTCCACAATCCTTCTTCTGGGGTCAAGTCTACACCACCCAATGCACGAAATACATTGCCTCCAACTTCGCTTTCTTTCAGGCCAACCTTTAGGGCCTGTGCAGGTCGTTCAAGTAGTGCAAGGTAGTCAAGCACACCTTTCTCTTCCGCACCTCTAGGCGGCTTCCTTGTCTCGTGCTTGTCTACGAGGTTCTGCTTAAGCAGTCGTCGCTGTTCTTCTTCCGGTCTTTTCAGGAACGTGTCAGCTACGTCTACCTCAAAGGTCTGCCCATTAAAATCGAATTCAATAGCCGGCATTATTTTAACCTAATAGCTCCGATCTCTCCGGTAGGTTGTGCAACACCGGCAGTACCCTGACCACTGAGAATAGCTGCTGCTAACTGGTAGTAGTCCTGATCTGTCTTGGGTTGGTAACGAGCGTAGGCATCAGGCATCTTGATAACCTCTGTCTTTAGCCATATCGAAAGCTGTTGTATTGCTTGCTCTACTTGTCCGGCTTGGTACGCATCTTGGACAGTCTTCATCATCAAAGCAGGTTTGCTGTAGATGTCAGATACTTTTGGTTGCGACCTTGCCATATCAGCAGCAGCCTGAGCTTCTGTCTTCTCGATCTCAAGAGTGTAACCACTTACATTTGCCGCCTCTGCGGGACTGGCACCTGCCGTAATCATTCTGTTGTAAATAGTCTTTGCTGTCTTGGGTACTTTCTTATCCTTGAATACTTCGTCGATCATCTTGGCTACTTCAACTTCATTGTCCTGCATTGCAGTCATCTTGATCATCTCAATAGCATCCTTCATGTAGCTATTCTTACGTCCCGGGTTCTGGAACTGTAGAAGCATGGAATGCTTGATGACTGTGCTCATGTTGTTCATAAGCTTTGCTCGATTAGCTTCGGCTCTTTCAGTGTAGGATGGAAGGTCGGATGTAAATGGTGCGGGACCACCAGGACCCATACCCGGTAGGCCGGGGGTTACACCAGGACCGCCCGGTAACTCCTCTGCTTCTGGATCAGAAGACAATAAAAACTCAAGGCCTGCTCCTGCACCAAGACCCGCGCCTGCCTTACCATACCATGGCCATTGCTGCATGGCAGGGCCTGCTCTGTTCAATAGTCCTGGCGGCATCGGTGGTTGGCTAGGGCGAGGGCCGGTGAACCTGCCTCCTGGTCCCCTGGGGGCCGCTGCTCCTATTGGCGTATGTCCGGGTCGGCCGGGGCCGTATATCCTTGGGCCTAAACCTCTGGCTGCGTCGGCTGCCGCTGCCCTACCTGCGGGTGTGTTCATACCCCTACCCAAACGCCATAAGGCTTGAGCACCACGACCTATGTGGGGAGCTGCACGAATAGCTGCCGGTATTAAAAATGGAGCCGCTGCTCCTAGTGCCATTCCTAACATTAGTCATCCCTCCTGAGATACTTCAATAAGTCCTCCCATTTAGGTTGGTAAGCTCTTATGGTATCACTCCAAACTTGCTCCACTTTCGGAGTCCAATATTTTTTAGTGTCGCCCACAAGGTCCGCTCTATTCCAGGTTTCCTCTAGCTTCCCTAAATCTCTACGAACCATTGGGTCCCAGAAGCCGAAGGTATCATCAGCAACACCCCGGCCAAACTGAGCTGTCTCATCCATTACCCTATCAACCTTTGGACCCCAGTAATCTCCTGTCGTTCTTGCTAGGTTCTCAAGTTTCGGATTCCAATATCGGCCAGTCTCTTCTACCACCCCTCTTATCTTGTTCAATGGGATCGGCACGCCGTACAGTTGGGGGGTGTTTCGTAGAGCTGTGGTCCTACCTTGTACCGGTAGTTTGCGAGTAGGTGGTCGGCGTGAAGGTTGTTTGGTTGATGCTATACTTGCACCGGGCCTGGAGGGTATCCCACCTCTGGGCATATAATTAAATGTTCCCGATGGTATCGCTCCTTCTCCCATAGTCATGGGATTCTGAGGCGCTTGGTTTTGAAACTCCCACCTCTTTTTGTCAAACATATCCTCCGCTTTGAATCCTTTGAATCCGTGCGGTCCTAGTATTCCTTGAAAACTCTGCCAGAAACTCATGCGAATCCCCTCCCATACATATTCAGTGGCACGAAATCCCTAGATGCCGGACCTACTTTTACTGTGTAAGGTTGTGGCGGGTCGCTACCTGCGGTTCCCGCTATTAGTTGTTGAAGAAACAACATCCTTAAAAATCTGTCGTTCTCATCCTCGCCCGATGCTGCGCTCGCAAAAGGATTCTTAAAACCCTCTTTTCTCGGCACACCTCTGGCACCCTCTCCTATATTACCTCTAGGTCTTGCGCCAGAATACTGGGGCCTTTCGACTTGAGCTAATCCAGGCCCAGTGCCGGTCATAAACCTTGGGTCGGTGGAAATCTGGTAGGGGGTGCGTACTTCCAGAGGTATCTGGCCACCGGCTGTTACATCTACCCCATCCCTAAATACCGACTTTCTTGGGTCATAGGTGGGTTTATTCCACGGATGCCTTTTGCTTTGCCAAAACCTACTCCATAGTGTATCTGCCATAATCTATCTCCTAACTTAAAGCGCGGGTAATAGGCCCATCGCAGTACCGGCAGCTATTCCTGCAGGTCCGCCGCCTATACCGCTTAACCCACCGGCCAGTGCGCTGACTAATGGGTTAGGGCCACCCGGCCCAACACCTGTGCTCGTACCACCATACTCTCCAGATATAGAGGAAAGGTAGTTCTGTAGTCCAAGCATTGGCCTACCAACATCATAGGCGTATTTAGACATAGCAGCTTGCATCTCTCTCTGCTCCTGTGCCTGACGTTGTGCGCCGATATCTCCCATCTCCTTATACAGAGATAGAGGTGCGCCCATGATTGACGGGTATTGTCCCGCCATTCTAGTAGCTGCATCTGCACCCTGCATACCGTAACCCATACCCGCCTGCTGTGCTCCAAGACCCATCTGTGCGGCAGCAAGGCTTCTGTCCTGCGCCTGTTGATATGCCTGGAATTCTGCTTTGGCTAGGTTGTCAGATATCTGCTGTTGAGCTGCGGCCACGGCATTGGCTTGAACAATATCACCTCTCGTTCCACCGCCTGCCTGAGACTGCGTGATCTGTTGTCGTATTCCTGGAAGAACCTCGCCTGTCAGTTGGTTCATCGCCTGTGTTCTATAAGCGTCGGCAAGAGGATCGAATGTAGTGGGGTCGACCTCACCAGACAGGAGCTGCCCATACTGTGTAGCACTATACGGTGTCAGTCCTGCATACTGAGCCTCAGTTAGAGGACCGGCAAGACCTGCACCATACCCCATTGCACCTCTCCCAAATGCCATACCCTCCACACCGGCGGAAGCAGCACCGCCCATCAGGTTAGATGCGGCGGGGCCGTAGCCGTAGGTTAGTGCGGTATCCTGTGCAAAAGTCTGAGAGGGATCGGTCCCGGCAACGGTTGGCCCAGAATAGTAGGTCGGGTCCATTTTTCCAGTGGTGTATAAATCCTCTGCTCTTTTGAAGCCAGTCTCTAGGAATGGCTTCTGTTTATCCCAAGGCTCTGTCCTAGTTGTTTGTACTTTTGATCCACCTGACATAGTATTCTCCTACTTCTTGATGAGCTTTAGCCCAACCAGTATGTTGTCCATCATCTTTCCTTTATCATCATAAAGCCTATCAGATATAGAACCCGGATAGTAAGGATAGTACTCGTACTTGTCTATATCTTCTTCATGGCCCCTAGACTCGTACCACCCCTCGCTTGAATTCCACTCCCATCTAGGGTAAACATACTTGTACCCCTCAACCTCGGGCATGGGTAAGCCGGATGTTCCTGCAACCGCAGTCATCACTGAATCAGGAACGCTTGGATGGGATGCAGGTTTTGACTCATACATTGGGCCAGTATGGCCGTAGCTTGGCCTAGAATAGCCTAGTAATCCACTAGGAATCGCTGACCTTGCTTGGGCCTCAGGAGTCCATGGGCTGAAGTCAGCCTCTAACAACCCGGTTGCTAACGGTACTGAAATTGGATTAACTGCCATTATTGCATCCTCTGCTTAATATCTTTTGTTATGATGTCGTACGAGTGCTTCCAATCCTTCAGCTTTCTCGTCATTCCTTTCCTGGTCCACGCCTCTAGCGAAGAGCATTCGTTGTTTACGGCATAGCCTTCCAACATGGGTAAGAAGTCGTACCATACATCCATGTCCTTTCCCGAAAGAGTTATGACTCTGACGATCTTCTTTCTGGGATAGGTAATGATCTCTGTCACCATGCAGGCTATGATCTCGTTGTCTTTCATGGCTACCCACATCCTGAGGTCGCCTTTGTCGAGATGCTTTATCAGGTCTTCGGCTTGTAGCTCTCCTTCTGAATGCTTTAGAGCTTTGTTGAGGAGTGGTAGTGCGTCGTCCCAGACGTAGGTTATGTCTTCCGGGTTGACAAGAGCGACCTTACACTGCCTGCTTGGGGTGGTTTCGGCCTGGGATTCTGTTATAAGTTTACCCATGATGTTCCATTATAAAAGTAGATTCCTTCTCCCGATCCGGGATTCCAATCGGTGCCATCTGCGTAGCGCACATCCCCATTCCTTGGTTTGGTCGGTTCGATGTGGGTCCGCTCAAGGCGAAAGATAGATTGGTTCAATAGGATATTGCCCAGTCTTTTTAGCTCCGTGACGACGTAGCCGCCCAAGTCCTCCACCTCTTCCGGCAATGGCCCAGGCTCGTACCTGACAACACTCTTCTCCACCCGATCTTCATAGGTAGCCATCAGTAACTCCTCGACCCTCTCCTTCCTGCCTCCTCCACTTCAATGGTATAACCATCCAACTCCCAATCCATGTCAGTCGTTGATTCAAACTTAACACCATAGAGCTTCCCAGTGCCTCTCACAGAGACTTTGGATTGCTCATTGGGATTGAATGTCACAGGAGAACCCCAACTTACACCGTCCTGTGTGCTCATCTGAGTGCCTAAGTACACGTTGATCTCATTGGTACTGTTGATTGACATCTTCGGCCAGATTGAGGAGATACGCTTTACCGTGGTCTGGTCGGGTTGGCCATTGGTCCCCATCGAAATGCCTGTCCTTTCTATGAAGGAGGTCATGTCGGCTGTATCATTCTTATTGCCGGACCTGTCACGGTAGAGTTTGGTGTTCCCAGGATCGGCGAAGAGAAGAACCTTATCCTGAAGATCGTAACTCATAGTCCACGGGCCTGTGATGTTTGCCCATGTATCCGTAGCTGCCGCCCAGGTGGTCGAGGTAGTGGGGTTACCTACGTTCCCATAACCCATATGGGCTGTGTCTGGTATCTCTCTGATGGTGAAGGTGTTTGTAATGTAGTTCCATACTACGGCTTCGTCCGGCTCTAGGGTTAGCGCACCGTCTGAGGTGTAGCAGAACAGTATCTCTGTCCTACCGTAGTCAGCAGCGACAAAGCACTTATTGATCTGCGCCCCATCTATCGTGGTGAATACATATTCCTTCAGCTTCTGTGGGAGTATCGGCTTGAGCCTCTGCCCATCGTTTATGTAGAAGTTGCCTTTACCAAAGATCGCATGACCGCCATCGAACTCTGCTACACAGTTCTTTGAGATCGCGCCAATCGTTGGGGATAGCTGACGAAAGGAGAAGATGAAAGGAGTTCCGACATAACTCATGGAGTAGGTCGCATCTTCCTTGTAGATCATGAAGGTGTCTCTTAACTGAAGACCATCCAGGATATCACCTTTTGTATCTGCTAGTTCATACTCACCGGCATCGACGGTGCTCGTCGTTTCGTTCCATGACGACGGCACAGCCTGTAATCCCGCCTCTGTACTCCACTTGACAAGCCTCGGGTAACCCACTCCCCCTCTCTTTATATTAAGTGCCACAAGAAAGGAACGGAAGGCGCGCATGGATTTGGTATAGACATCGACAAAGGCGGGAGCATTATCTGAATGAGTGGCGGCGGTAGTGCCGTTCTCTCCTCTTCCGATACCAGTGAACTTTGTAGCCGCCTTACCAGTATAGGATATATCCTCACTGTCGACGGTAAAGGTGCCGGAGGTTGGGAAGTCTACCGTAGAGTCTACAACGATCTCATCAGGACTAGGGACTCCTGTGCCTGTGATCGCGCCATCCAGTAAGGTGAGGCTCGGCCAGTTGGCGAGGTCCTGCATTAAGGTGGCGGATAGAGGTATACCATCGGTTAAGGCCCAGTATTGGGGTTTGTCGAAGTTGTTGGTCAGGACGAGTACGCCGCCAATAATGGTTGAGGTCCATGTTTCGTCAGCCGTAGCTGAGTAGGCTCCGCTAGACCTTGTAATATTATACCACTTGGTAGCTCTCGTTACGGTTGAGTCGTCGACATGGGTAGCGGGGGTAGTGCTATCCGCACCTCTGGCAATCGTGCCGGAGAAGGTGGTTGAAGTCTTCGATGTGTAGGTTATGTTTTCCGTGCCTATCGTTATTGTGCCGGAATCCTCGAATCCTGCTGTGCTGTCTACAGTAATGTCAGCGGTAGAGGAAGTACTGGATATCTCTCCATCCAACAAAGTAGAGGAACTGGTATTATCGTATGCGTAAATAGCAGCAGTACCACAGGCTACCCAGAACTCAGGTAAGCCAAGAGTAAGCTGTATGATGTGGTAGGGTGCGATTGGGCAGGTCGCCATGACCTCTGAGTAACCCGGACACTTCTTTATGGAACCTTCGTCTGTCTTTACATTATTACCATTGCTCCATACGTTAGGTTGTAGCTGCCATGGAGATGTCTCCTTGACAATACCTACCTGACCTACATTATCTATGGAGATATACGCCACTATCCTTCCTCAGGAGGAGCCACATAGTCTGGATCATTCGGCCAACCTGCCGATACACCACCTGCAACGTCATATGCTATGATAGCATCGAGGTCAGCAAGAGCATCTACTTCACCATCCTTCTCGTTGGACTCGGCACGGACAGATGCTCGATACGTCTTCCATTCTTCAGACATTGACGTACCACCATCCTCCTCTCTAATCCTCATCCAGTCTGATTTGGCTAAAGCACTAGACGCAATCTGGTTGATCTTCTGCTTCATGCTTGCCTTTATGCTATCAACATCTCTAGGAGTGCTACCATAGGAGATCACCCACTCATTACCCACCAGTGTGTAGTTCTCGCCACCTGTCGTGTAGTAGCGTTGATCCACAACGTCCATACGAGCAGGTCTGATGCCAATCTCTGCAAGCTCTGGCTTACTCCACTTGCGGAATATCTGCCGTGGGTACGTTACGCCACTAATCGTTAGTTCTCTGGGTGTCTTGATCACACCAAATGTTTCTGAATACCACATAGATTACCTCGCGTTAGCTGTTTTGAACGGGGTTTCGGCGAATGCTATATAGACATAAGTTTCAGCCACGTTGGGATCGGTTGCAATCCTATTTTTGAATCCGTTAGAAACTATATCAATGAACTCTGTTGATGTATCCTCTGCTGCACTATCGTTTGCCTCAAGTTCATAATTATCAACGTTGTACCCTACCCTCTTATTGTCAAACATCTGCCAGTCGCTAGTGCTGTCTACGGATTTTGTCATAACGAATGCAGGTCTGAATCCTGTGTAGACAAATGTGCCATCTGCATTCCCATTGCCTTCATAAGTCCCTATCTTTGAATAGCCTTCTACTGAATGCCAACAATAAGCTACCATCGCGTGGCTTCCACTCTTGTTGGTAGCATTCATTGCCCCAACAGTAAAAACAGATGCGGTAGGAGCTGTGTTAGAAAAAGCATCGGTTTCTGTAGCGGCGGCTGCGGTGCCATCTAAATAAAGAACCTTCTGCGACCCAGTGGTCATGTTTGGAACAGCAAGGACGATAGGGTTCGAGTTTCCATCTGATCCTGATACAAGATTCCTGCACAGGATAAATTCTGGGGCCTCTGATAAACCATGTGCAAATGTGGTGCCACCTGAAGCTGTGCCGTCATATAAAATAATGCTGAAACCAGTTTCCGTATTCGCAGATATTCTCTGTGCGGGTTCATTTCCCGCTAATGCCGATCCTAGATCAGACCCATCTATCTTTACACTACCTGCTGTTGGGGTCGCACCTGCCGATGCTACATTATCTGTAGTGGGTGCACCACCCGCTTTCCAACTATACCCAACATAGGTATAACTTGAATTATTGACACCATTATGGTCGCCCACTTGGAACCCATCTGAAACGAATGTCCTGAATTTCTCGTCATCGGTTTCTTCTACTGCATAACTATTCGTCGACCAAAATTTATTATCTCCTCTAGGAGAATCCCCCAACACCCAAGAATACGCACCCGTCCTATTTTTGATGTCAACCATGTCAGGTTGGAACCCAACACCAGTAATGTCTCTACTTGCAGCGTCATCCCCAGTCCATAAGACTGTATTAAATTTCGTCGTAGGATCAGCTATCTCTGGGGCGGGAAGATTACTCGTGCAAAGAGCAAGATACCCCGCAGGAACATCGTAATAGAAGTCTCCTATCTCATTGTCGTCCTGATTGCCTTGCGCTGTGAGCGCACCTGCGAAACTGGAATCTTGGCCATAATTAGCGGTAAGAGTCCATGTTGCATTGTTACCACAAGCTATAGTCCAAGTATCACTAACAGCTTTCATGTTGTAGTTATTAAAAGCATCGTTTGTAATAATAGTATCTAAGATTACATTATTTTTGTAGATATAAATTTTTCCATCAGAATCATCTAAATCTAACAAGACACTAATAATATCACCTGCGGCTGCTGATGCGGGAGTAGCATCAGTGGTTCCTCCATTATCATAATTATACGCAACACCAGTAGCACCGTAATAACCACTCCCATTTCCTGCCCCACTCGCAAGATAACTTCCACCTGTATCGGGCAATGTAGAACACGGCATCGCTCCGATAATAAACCCATTACCCGCAGTGCCGACATAAAACTCTGCATACCATTTTCCAGAAGATACTGGGATTGTACCTGCCACAAAATAACCACGAGTAGAACCAGAACTAACGCACTGTAAGTTTCCTTCTCCTAATACAGGAACTTCTTGTCCTACAAATAAAGGATTCAACGTACAGAAGTTATTGGACGGTGCGTCCTCCATTTTGTCAGTAGCGACAAGGTTGGTAGCGGCGAAGTTGTTGTAGTTTCCGCTTGAGTCTGCGCCAAGACCACCACCCCAATTAGAGTGGATCAGGAGTTTTGTGTTTGCGTCTGCGGTGAACGCTGTGGTTGATGGGGTGAATGAACTTGTGTATCTCGCTGTGTCGGAGATTCGGA